CGGCCAAGACGCTGAAGGAAGGCGACGTGTTCACCATCGCGACGGTGTTCGCGGTCAACCCGGTGACCAAAGTCACTCTGCCGTATCTGCAGCAGTTCGTGGTTCGCGCCGACGCGGTCGCCGACGGCACCGGCAACATGACGATCACCATCTCGCCGCCGATCATCACCTCCGGCGCCTTCCAGACCGTGAGCAACGGGCCCGCCGACAACACGGCCATCACCTGTCTGGGCACCGCCGCGACCGGCTACCGGCAGAACCTGGTGTTCGACAAGAACGCCTTCGCGCTCGTCATGGTACCGATGGTGAAACCGCCCGGTGCGGTCGATGTGGCGCGAAAGTCCTACAAGGGCTACAGCGTGCGCGTCATTCCGTATTACGACGGTGTCAACGACGTCAGCAACTGGCGCCTCGACGTGCTCTACGGCGTCAAGACCGTGGATGCGCGCCTGGCCACGCGGCTGTCGGGCTCATAACGGAACGCTTGGCCTGTACGAACGCGAACGGCGGGGCGTCAATGTCCCGCCGCTGGCCCGGCAGGCGGTCCGTGACCGGCGACGGACCTTCAGTTTCAGTAGATGGCGTCCTCGGCCGAGGCCGTGGGCAGGATGCGCCGGGCTGCGGAGATCTCGATCTCATCCGGATTGCCGGCACGCTGGGATGCGCCGTCCCACAGGGTCAGCATCGCCAGCAAGGCTGCGAGCACGGCGTAGACCATGGTTCTCGGACGGGGAAGCAACATGGCGGCCCAAAGATCACTGAAGGCATCGCTGAACCCTCATCCTTAGCTTCGACTTCTTAAGGGGCCCTGAATCCCTCGAAATAGCCCCGAGGCTCCTGGAACGGATGGAACTTGGAGCGGGGCCGCGCCGTTATGCCGGCATGACTACCAAAGACCAGGAAGCCCGGATCGATGAAGCGCTGAAGGAAAGCTTCCCAGCGAGCGACCCGCCGTCCTTCGTCGGCGCCGGCGCTCCGGCGGGCTCACCGCCCGCTCGCAAAAAGCAGCCGGGAAACTGGGGCCAGGACTATGGCTTTGCTCCCGTCAGCCATTCAAGGCCGTGGATTTTTTCCGGCCGTGAATAGGATTGGCGTGCGACGTCAGGCCGATGGCTTGGCGCTGCCGTCTTCGCCATCGAGCCAGGCTTGATTGTCGGCCACAGTCTTCCAGCCTTCCGCCATCCGCTCGAAACGCTTCTTGTTCGGCGCGCTCTTCGCGGACTGCGCCAGCTCGGCGCAATTCTCCGCGTGGTTTCTGAGCTCCTCGGCCTTCTTCACGTTCGTCTCCCGCGAAAAATGATGCCCGCCAACGCCGGGCCATTGAAAAAGTTCCGCTGGCTGCTGGCGGATGTAACGGCCTGCCTGAACCGGCGATTTTGAGGACGACCCATGACCACTTACAGCCAGTCGGATCTAGCGACACGGGTGCTCCGCGACCTTGGCCTGATCGGCGCCGAGGAGGTGCCGAGCGCGGCCGATCTGCAATGGTCGGCGGAGACCGTCGGCTCCGAGGTCGCGCTGCTCGGTTCGATCGGCCTGCCGATCTGGAACGGCTCGGACCTGTCGGTGCCGCTGGAGTATCTGGCGCCGCTGTCGCGCCGGATCGGGCTCGCCGTCGCGCCGTCGTTCGGCTTGCTCGATACCGCCTCGGCGCAGGTCGCCATGCGCGAGGCCGAGCGCTATCTCACCGTGATGGCGAGCCCGCGCAGCGGCAACCCGCTGCCGCTCGTCGCCAACGACGCCATGCCGCGCCGGCTGTCCGGCTTTGACATCGTGGCCGGCCGATGACCGCGCTGCCCTTTGCGTTCCGCACCAATCAATCGAAATATGCCTTCGCGGGCGACGCGCAGCTGATCAATGCCTATGCCGAGCCGCAGGGCCCCGATGCCAAAAATGCGCTCGCGGTGCTGCCGTCCTACGGCATGACGCTCGAACGCGCCGTCACCGACACGCCGCAGCGCGGCGCGATCTATCTCGACGATCTCGACTGCATCTACACGGTGCACGCGACCAGCGTCTACAAAGTGCAGCAGTCCGGCGCCGCCACCCGCATCGGCACGGTGCCGGGCAACGACATCGTGCAGCTGTCGCGCAACCAGGCCGCCATCCCGCAGGTCAGCATCCATTGTGCGGTCGGCGAGTTCTACATCGAGAACGACGTCGTCAAACGCGTTACCGACGAGGATCTGCCCGCCGGCACGGTGTCGCAGGATCATCTCGGCGGCTACACCATCTACGGCAACACCGACCGGCGGTTCTTCATCTCGTCGCTGAACGCCTGTGAGGCCATCGATGGGCTCGACTTCGCCACCGCCGAGCAGTCGCCCGATCCGCTCGTCCGGGTCAAGGCCGACGGCGATCTGTTCCTGTTCAAGCGCCGCCAGGTCGAGCAGTGGCGGGTGACCGGCAACGCCGACTTTCCGTTGGAGCCGATCGGCTCACCGATCAAGCACGGGCTCCTGGCCGTCGAAGCAGTGACGCCGTTTGACAACACGCTCGCCTTCATCGGCGACGACAGCATCGTCTATCGCATCGCCGGCACGGCCGCGGTTCAGCGGGTGTCGAACCACGCCATCGAGCGCACCATCGCGGACGATGCCGCGCCGGCCTCGATCATGGCGTCGTCGCACAACGTGGAGGGTCACGCCTTCGCGGTGTTCTCCGGTTCAGGCTGGACGCGGGTGTTCGATGCCGCGACGCAATTCTGGCATTCGCGGGAGAGTTTCCGGCTTGGCCGCTGGCGGGCACGCTTCCCGGTCAAGGCCTGGGGCAAGACCATTGTTGGCGACGAACTCAGCGGCAATCTCTATTTCCTCGACAAGGACAGCTTCGTCGAGGGCGACCAGCCGCTGGTCTGGGGCGTCGACACACCGGTGTTCCATGTGTTTCCGAACGGCGGCGTGATCGATGCGTTGCACATCGATGTCGCGACCGGCGTCGGCGTCATCGCCGGGCAGGGCAGCGCGCCGAAGCTGATGCTGTCGTGGTCGACGGACGGCGGCGCGACCTTCAAGGGCAACCGTGAATTGCCGCTCGGCCGCTCCGGTGAGCGCGTGCGGGTGACGGCGCGGCGACTCGGCCGGTTCGGCCCGCAGGGCGTCGTGTTCCGGCTGCGGATCAGCGATCCGGTGATCCGCGCTTTGATCGCCATGGATGTGAAGGTGAGGCCGCTCCGCAAATGACCAATACCACGAGGCGCTCCCGCGTTCCCGACATTCCCGCCATCGACAAGGCGCATTACGAATTTCTCGACGGCCTCGACAAGCGCCAGCAACGCTTAGGTGAGCTCGAGGATCTCGACGTTAGCGCAGCGACCGCCGATATCATCGCCAAGATCAATGCCATGCTGCAAACACACAGGACGCGATAACATTTTGAGGAGGCAGATTTGGGATGGTGGAGCGACTTGACCGGCAAGACCGGCGCCGATGCCGCGAAGGCGGCGGCAGCCGATACCTACGGCAAGCAGCAGAGCGCGATCGCGCGGCTGCTCGGCTACGGTGACGAGCTTAAATCCGGTTACGACAACATCGGCGCGAGCTATCAGCCTACCATCAACTCGGCGAACCGCCTCGCCGGCGTATCGGACGAGGCGTTGTATCGTCTGATCCAGAATCCCGACTCGGTCCGCGCCCTGCCGGCCTATCAGTTCGATCAGCAGGAAGGCCAACGCGCGGTCGACCGCAGCGCCGCGGCGCGCGGCATGGATGCGAGTGGACGCACCCTGAAAGACCTGACGCGGTTCGGCACCGGGCTTGCGGATCAGACGTATGGCAACCAGCTTGCCCGGCTGCTCGGCCTCAACCAGCAGGGCTTCTCGCAAGGCATGTCGGCGCTCGGCGCGCAGAATAGCGCTTACGGCGCCGGGCTGCAGGGTCAATATGGCGCCCGCAGCTCCGCCTACAACGGCGGCATGATGAGCGCCGGCACGATCGGCCAGGGCGACATCGCGGCGGCCAATGCACGCGCGACCGGCGCGCAGAACATCTTCAACGGCGCGATGAAGCTCGGCGGCCTGGCGTTGGGAGCATACGGCATACCGGGTGCGACCGGAGCCAGCGGGACGTTGGCCTCACTGCTGAGGACAGACACCAACGATGGGCCAATCCGGTCGGTGTTCTAGACGCGGCCGTTAATGTCAAAGTACACATTGATTATGCGGGCCGCAGGCTTTAGCCGGGCGTTAAGGGGAACGTGTATTGTATATAGTGAGGTATTACGAGCAGAATAAGGACAGTAAGTCCGTGAGTTACTCTGCTTTCAAATTGTCGCCGGGTGTTGAGAAGCGTCGCGCACCGCGCCGGAATATGAGCCGGACGGGGCTGATCCACGACGAACAAGGATCAATCATCGCGCAGTGCTTCATGACGGACGTATCTGCCAGCGGCGCAAAACTTGTGATGGACCGCGGGGTCAACGTGCCGGACTCGTTTGTTCTGACTCTGGCGCGCAACGCCGCTGTTCGACGCAATTGCGAGGTCGTGTGGCGCGCAGCCACCAGTATCGGAGTTTGCTTTGTGGCGGAATAGGGCTCGGAACGCGCGCTCCCCTTGGCGGCCAAAATAGTGATGGGTGTATGATGATCAACAGTTCGGTTCGTGTTCTCGTCGTCGACGATGTCGCGAGCATGCGGGCCGTACTTCGCCTCATGCTCAACTGTGTCGGTTTCGAAACGATTGAGACCGTGGAAAATGCCAAACAGGCGCTTGAGAAACTGCAGCAAAATGAATTTGGCTTGATCATTTCTGACGTGAAGATGGATGAGATGACCGGGCTTGATCTATTAAATAAAATTCGAGAAGCACCGACCCTGCAGGACATTCCTACAATCTTGGTCTCTGCGCATTCAAGTGAACTCAATTCAGCGGACGCGAAGCGCGCGGGCGCACAGGGATATCTCCTCAAACCATTCAGGCTTGAGAATCTGAAATCGGCGATAAAGGACGCGTTCGCTTGGCGAGATGCTTTGAAATTACAAAAAAAGGCGAATGCCAGCAAGCAGCCAACAGTTGCGTTGGCTGGATGAACCGTACGGCAAAGGCGGACGCTGAGTTGGCTGATAAGCGCCCCGCATGGTTCGGCTATGCGCCGAAATACCCAGACGCCCGAACCGCAATGGGAACTTGATTTACGGCTTAAGCCTCCACTCGCGCTGCGCGGTTGATAAGAGTGGCGTCTAACGGTAAACCTCACCCTGCCAGGGGCGCGCGGGGGGCATGCTTTTCAATTCGACTTTTTTTATTTTCGTTTTTATGCCGGCGGCCGTCGTCGGCTTTTTTCTTTTTTCGAGAACGTCCACGCAAGCGGGAATAGTTTGGCTGGTTGTTGCTTCGCTGTTTTTTTATGGATGGTCCGATCCGAGAGTCCTTGCGCTTCTGATCCCTTCCGTCGTGTTCAACTACTATGCCGGGTTGCTGATCGCTCGCTCGGAGGGCCGTTCAGCTCGAACCGTCATGGTCGTGGCGGTGGCGGCAAATTTGGCTTGTCTGGGATATTTCAAATACTTCGGTTTTGCCTTAGCCAATATCAATTGGCTGACCGGTTCTCATATCCAGGTCGAAACCCCGACGCTGCCGCTTGGGATTTCGTTCTTTACCTTCACGCAGATTGCGTTCCTGGTGGACACCTGCCGGCGTCAGGTCCGCGAATATCGCTTCATGCACTACGCGTTGTTCGTGACGTACTTTCCGCACCTCGTTGCCGGCCCAATCCTTCATCACAAGGAGATGATCCCGCAGTTCGAAAGGCCATCGATCAACCGCTTCAGTTGGGAGCATTTCGCGGTCGGCATATCGATCTTCGCCATCGGTCTGTTCAAGAAAGTATGGATCGCAGACAGCCTGTCTGAGTACGCCGAAGTTGGATTTAGCACGGCAGGCCCCACCGTCAGCTTCATCGATGCGTGGGTGGCCGCCTTATCATTCACCCTGCAGATTTACTTCGACTTCTCGGCGTACTGCGACATGGCCATCGGCATGTCTTGGATTTTCGGCGTGAAACTGCCGATCAACTTCTTCTCGCCCTACAAGGCAGCCAGCATCATTGAATTCTGGCGGACCTGGCACATGACGCTCAGCCGGTTTCTGCGTGACTATGTCTATATCCCGCTTGGCGGCAACAAACGGGGGCCGTGGCGTCGGTATCTCAATTTGCTCCTGACCATGCTGATTGGCGGGCTGTGGCATGGCGCGAACTGGAATTTTGTGATCTGGGGCGGTCTGCACGGCATATACCTTTGCATCAACCATCTCTGGCGAAGCCTGTTTCCGAACGCGAGATTCCGAACGAGCAGGGCTTGGACGGTCTTTTCGGTCGGGCTGACCTTTGCTGCCGTGGTTTT